ATTGCCTTTTTAATCTCGTCTCTTTTCTTAAGTTGTGCGGGAGATAAAGTTGCTTCATCAAATTTATAGTTTAACATCTTCTCAATAGTTTTATCTTTTTGTTTTGTATAGAATGCAATTTCACCCGCTAATAACATTTTATCTAATTTATCTCTACCATTAAACCATGCTTGAAATACATCTGCACCTCTTTCAGCCATTCTTGCGGCCATATTCGCAAGTTTTGCTGTATCATTATCACCTGCCTTTTTAAAATCTTTTACCATGTTTTGAAATGCACGATATGAAAGTCTTATAAAATCTTCTTTTGCATCTGCAGTATTCTCAGATAACTCGATATCTTGCAACCATTTACGCACTCTCTTACCATTTGTTTCAACAACAACATAGTTAGAACCTAGTACCGATACAATACCGACTTCCTCTGTTGATTTGATAACAACACTATCTCCGATTTCATATAAACTACCTTTGACATAATTTTCTCTCATTTCATTTAGTTTACCTAAATCAACATGTCTTTTGAATTGAGTTTCTTCTTTGAGTCCCATACCTTTACGGACATCATTAAATAGTTTACGAGTATCTTTATCTGACATATTACTTGGTACTCCTTGTGAGAATGCAGTGTAATCGTTTTCTTTCGCATTTGTTCTTTGTTTAGATGCAGACATTCCAGTCACACCTTCTGCGTCTGGGTCTCTCTCTCCCGCAGATATTACATTAATACTTTCAAAGTTATAGAAACCATGTCTACCCTTGACACCATTATATTTTTGTAGTATAGTATCAAACTCTCGAACTCTATCAGAACCGACAACCATATTTACTTTACGATAACCTTGGTCATATAATTCTGAGACTGCATCAAAGGCAGTTCTTATATTTTTATTAATAATTACATTACGACCATGTTTTGGAAACATCTTACGGACATGTTTTACTTTATCTGAATATGAAAGTGGGTCTTTTTTTGGATTAGATACTTGTGATAAGAATATCTTGTAATCATTTCTACCAGATTTTTTTGAAATAGTATCAAATACTTTACCATGACCGATAGTCGGTGGGTTCATTCTACCAAAGGTAAAATAAACTTCCTTTTCGGACTCTATAAGGTATTGTGAAAAGTTTTTAATTCCCATAACATTATACGACTTTCTTTTTCAATTTATTCTTTTCGTCTTTTTTAATCTGAGGCAAAAGTTTTCTCGCAAGTGTTTTTATTCTATTTTTCATCTTGTCAAGTTTTTTTTCTATTTCCATTTTTCTTGCGGGAGATAAGTCGAAATAACTTTTACCTTTCAAAAGTTTTTTTGCAATTGCCATTCTTTGTTTTTTAACTGCCCTTTTCATAAGTTTTTTAGGGTCAGAAACTATTTTCTTTGCAGCTCTTCTTCTACCAAGTTTTACCTTGGCGGCAATTCTTTTGAACATTCTAGACTTTTTAAGTCTTTGTGCAATAGTGAGTGCTTCAGTATGATACTGTTCCACTAGTTTTTCGTCTTGACTAAATTCTTTGAATGATTTCATCTTTCCCATTTATCTGGGTTTATCCCAACCCTTTAATATATCTGGTGAGAAGTTGTTGTAAGAAAATTCTAATCTATCAACTAACTTAACTGCACCGCCAGTTAACTTATCAATTGCGACATAACCTTCTGCACCCGTAGTCTTATAACCTTTTTTGGTTTTAACGAATGCGTCAATATTACTAATACTGTTTAATCTATTTATAAGTTTGAGTTTTGCAAAGACTAATTGTTTCTGTAATTCAAACATATTCTCAAGAGATTGTTTATTCTGTGGTGAAAAGAACTTAAGAAGTGCATCTAGTTTATCTTGTTGACGACTTTTACCTTTCTCGGTTTTTCTTTTATCAATTTCTTTTTTATATTTATTTTGAATAAATTTAATTAATTTATTTGTATGTGCTTTACTATTTCCATGTATTTCACCCTTTCTTACAAAAGTATTATTAAATTGTTCTATAGTCTGTGCGAGTTTTTGGTTCTTCTCTAGTTCTCTTAAAGTATCTCCCGCAATTTTATTAAATAGAAAACCCGCAGTAGATAGGTTCTTAGTCACCTCTGCAGTTTCTTTTTCATTCATAGTTGCTTTACTTGCGTCTGTTAACATTGCATCTTGTCCCCAGACATTTTTTGACATAGGTGGATTTTTTACTCCGAAAGATGCTTTCATGTTTTCAAAACTAGAACCAGTGTAAGTAGTATGCCAGACAATACCTATCTTAGAACTATTAATTACCCTTGCGGCCTCCGTACCTAACTCTACTGCATAGACAATTGTGTTTGGGTGGAAAGTAAGATACTGTTTACCGTCTATCTTTTCTTTACTTAAGTCTTGTTTTGTAAACAAGAAGTCTCCTTGTATTACTTGTTTTATACCAAGTGGTTTTAAATATTTCAGTGCGAGTTTTAATTTATCTGCAAGGTCTCCAGATGTATCTGCGTCTATCTCTGCATTTGTTTTATAGACCTTTGGATTTTTTGCAAAGATACCTTTTTTTGCAACAAAGAACTCTCCGTCTCTTGGGTCTTCACCACAAAAGATTGCGGGAGCACCGTCCCATTTAGTAGATATCTTACTTGATGATTTACCCGCAAGCATATCTCTTATATTACGCAATGCGTTAATAGCCTCTCTTGTACCTTTGACTCCACCATATAGTACTTTATCTTCTATGTGAGTCATGTGAGTATTCTTTTGTTCTGTAATAAAATTAGTAAATGGTGTATCATTACTCATAACTAAGTATTGTATCAGACTCAAAGAATTATTCAAGATAGTTGTTAACACTGGAACGGGTAGTGTTGCAATGTAAGATAATTGTTTTGCAGTTAGATTGTATTTCTTTTTTATCTTTGCAAGTAATTGTTTATCTTCTGCAATGTATTCTTCTTTCTGTGTCTTTATCCATTTCTTTGCGATTGGGTTCATTGGTTCTGCGTTTGCAAACTTACTCATTATTCTATATGCACGAAGTGTTTCTTTATTATAGTCTACTCCGTCTGAGTTGTCAACTATAGTTAATCTACTTTTAAATGCTCTTTGATACTGACCTAAGTTTCTTTGAACTTCATTCCACATGTCTCCTACTACATTTGGGTCTAATCTTCTAGGTCTTGCGTCATTTCTTTTCAATGCAGTTTCTTTATCAGTGTTTACAAGTATCATTGCAGTACTATATCCAAGTCTTTCTAACATCTTTTTCTGTTTAAGTATCTTTTCTGAGTCTCTTCCCGTACCGTCAATAACCAATCCGAGTCTACCTTTTATATACAAACCTTGTTGTTTTGCAGTTAGTTCTTTTGCTTTATCTCGTATTCCTTGTCCTTTTATTGAAAAAATATTATCAGGGTTCATTTCAAGACCCGCTTGTTTTAATGACCTTTCAAACGCAGTATCAGAATTTACAACTTTAAAACCTAAAGAAGTAAGTCCAGTCTTCCCGACAATAAAACTTTTACCAGACCCAGGCCCACCCGCAAGGAATATTGCTTTAAATATTGCGGGGTCGTTTATACCTTCGTCTATATCTTTTATGTGTTCTGCGAATGATATCATATTTTATCCTTAAAATCACACATCATTCGGGTTGGATATCCGTCATTACCTTGTGTGTCTCTGATATTTAATTTAAATGAGTATAAAGGAGACTCCATTTCCATATCAATTCTTTTACCTCTTCCAGTTTTACCACCATAATAAATTGTAATATTTGATACAGTTGCAGCTTTTTTCATTGTACTTTCGTCCATTTGTTTATGAAAAATGTTTTTTCCTTTTTGATGTACAACATGATATCCAAACCCTATCCCTGATTGTAATAAAGTTCTAAGTCCTTTAGGGTCTTTTGGTCTTACTCTAACTTTACCACTCTGTGTTTTCATATCATCATTATAAATTGTACAAAATCTTTTTTGGTCAATACCAAATAAATTTAAAAGTTTTAATCCGTCTTTATTTTTTATCTCACCGTTTCTTATTTCTGTAGGTGTCAATACTCTTCTTACTCCCACATTAAAAAATGTTGTTGTACCCCCAGTTTTTAAACTTAAATAAGTTTGTTTACCGTCCGCATTAACAGTAATATCAGTGACACTTTTTCCTACATCAAACCCCTTTCCTTTAGTATTTGTAAGTTGTATTCTAGGATTAAATATCAATGGTCGTGGAGTATTTGCAGATGCGTCTACCACTGCGTCAAAAGACTTAGAAGTTTTCCACCCATAAATCTTATCCATTTCTTGTATAGATTTTAAAACTGAGTCATTTGCTACTTCTTCTTTACCACCAAGATACCAATTATCAAGTGCGTCCGCAAAATCTTTTTCAAATTTTGCACCTTTATTATTACTTCCTCTATTTCCTAAAGAACCATTACCAAATTTTATTTGTAGTTTTTGCAAATTACTTTTACTTTTTATGTCAGATATATCTAATGTTCCTTGTAATGCACGAGTCACATTTACTTTGTTTGGAATTTTTGCATCTAAATTTATCGGTAGTTCATGAGATTTCTTAAGAAACGTATACAAAGATTTTATATCTTTTTGTATTTCTGGTGAACGGTCTTTTATTGCAGACGACAATTCCTTTTCGTTTTTCGGAAAGATATTATATCCTTCTGATAAGGGTTTACTAGTGTACGCACTAAAACTTTTCATAACTACTATTTATAATAGTTAAAACTTGACAGATGTGTTTTCTTCTTCGTATTGTTTAATGACATCACGGAGTGGGTTGACCCAATCGTCTCTGTGTTCAACATATATCAAAGGAGAACTATTGTCAACTGCGATAAATGTTATGAGTTGGGTTATGGGAATACCCGTGCGTTCTTCCCACATGATTGCGTATGCACATTCTTGCATGAAGTAAGAATGACACCAATCTCTTTTCTTGAACTTACGACTTGTTTTGAAATCAATAATAGATATCTTACCATTAAACTCTGCAACACAATCCACTCTTCCCGCAACTCCTAGATGCGTAGAATACAGTGGAGCTTCTTGTGCGTAGATAGTTCCTATCATGTCATTCATAATAGGTTTCATAGTTTGAAAGGTCTGAATGTTATTCGGCATTACACCGTCAAGATAATCAGGGTCGTTATCTAAATACTTTTCACATATAGTATGTACCGAAGTACCACGAGAAGATGCTTGTTTACTGATTGCGTTTGCTTTCTTTTCACCTACTCGTTTTCTCCAAGCCGCAATACTCTTCCTACTTAGTATAGAAAGCACTGTAGTAATTGAAGGTAATTCAAGTCCTTCGGGTGTCTGATATCGTCTACCGTTTTCGGTAGTGACCGATTTCATTTCCGAAAGTTCTATCGGTTCATGAACGAACTTCTTGTTTTTTATCATTATTTTTTAAGACTTCTTCTTGTTCCTTTATAAATTCTTCATAAGGACAAGGTTCGTCTTTTTTTTCACTCTTTTTATGTTTTGAAAAATTAAAATTATTTAATTTAGTCTTTAGGAGTCTCCACATTTGTTTTCTTTTTTCTGGTTGTTTTTTTTCTTTTTGCTTTTGGTTTTGGTTTTGCAAGTACCTTTTCTAGATATGCAATCATACTGTCTGCATCTGATTTTTCAAAAGGGTCTTGTGGACAATCGTCTACCATACCTTCTTCAACAAACATCATCTTAGGTGTTCCATTATCTACATATGCAGAAAATCTCCAACATCTATTTCCCATTCCCAAATTTTCTTTAGAAACTCTCATTCCAAAATAGTTTGTGAGTTCTAGATTACCGTCTGCGAGTAGTTTAACATTCTTGATACCTAAACTTTCGCCCCATGCTTGCATAACAAAATCATCATTTACTGACATACAAACAACTTCATCTATACCAAGTTTTTTAAAAGTATCGTATTTTTCCTCGTAGCCTGGTAAATGAGTAGAAGAACATGTTGGTGTAAATGCTCCAGGCAATCCAAATATAACAATCTTTTTATCTTTGAATAAGTCGTGTATAGGCCCTAATACAAAATCGTCCAAGAGATTTGGTGCGATTATTGTTTCTAATTCTAAACCGTTTTTCATATACAATTCCCCATTTTGATTATCATTATACTTATTTATACAAAAAAAGTCAAGTCTTTTTTTAGACTTGACCTTTTTCGTTTTAAAGATTAAGCGGCTTCTGCGTACTCTACCGCAAGTTCAACTGCTTTAATCTTTCTACTTTGGTTTCTACCAAACCATGCAGACGCCATTCTTGAGTCTGACTCTCTACCGAGTTTGTGGTCGGTTAAGTATGTCACACTATTTAATGCGTCCCACCAAGTGTTTTTCGCACCTAGTTCTGCACCAGGCTGAGTCTCCAAGACTGCATACGCATCTTGTCCATTTGCAGACAAGTCTTTGTATGTTTTAACCTTGACCTCTTTCTTACCTTGGTAAGTTCTAGGAAAGACTTCATTGTAATACTCAATGATTGCCTTTGAACTAAACTTCTTACTCGCAAGAAACTCCGCAACTTCTTTGTACTGTGCGAACTTCTCACTTGCAAGACCCATAGTCTCTTTGACATGGTCTGCGTCAAATACTTTTCTATGGTTAAGTTTTGCACCTTGGTTTTTAACCGATGCAAGTGCCATACTCAAAGTATTATTACATACCACCCTGATAGGAGTAAATCTAATATCAATAGACTTACCGTACTCATGCGGATTTGCAAATAATAAGTATGAGTCAACTTGGTCTTCTTTACCGACACTAAATGACTCTTTGACTTTTGCAAGTCCCCAAACCATTTTACCGTCTCTTAAAGACCCCGCAGTTTCCATACTCATGTCACCCGCATAACAGTATTCCGAAAAGAACTCGAATGCTTCTTCGTTCTGCACGGGATACCACTTCTTACCCACCTGAGTAAGAACCTTATTGTCAGAACTTCTTACGAGTGCTTCTTGACCCGTAGGAACTTCTATATCACCAACCTTTGCATAGGTTGGCACCTTGTCGACAGACCAATCAAGACCTGCCTTTACCATGATTTGATTAGGTGTTAAATCATCACTGACTTTAGTCCCTAACCCATGCCACGGAACTTCTCCCGCATATGCCATGGTTTCTACTGCTGCTACCATATAGCCTCCTTATGATTGCACCCAAGAAATATTCTTGGGTAGTTTGTTAAAATTATATTCAGGTTTAATTTTCTTCTTCAAAATTCTTTTTGCGGAGTTTAAAGTTGGGTAAGGTTCAAAACCACCGATGTGCCAATCTACAGGCATGGTCTCTAAAGACTGAGGCCCATAAAGACTTTCTTTCCAATCGTAGATAGTGAACTCGAAAGTTTCAAAATCATCACATTCTAACTGTGGATTGTAAAACTCTCTTTTACCTTCAATCGCCCAAGTGTACTCACTTTTTTCGTCTCCGAACATAATATCGGTAGGAGCACCAACAATACCAACTAATTCTTTGAATGTCATTGGTTTAATACCCATTTCACTGAATGATGCTTGAAAACAAGTACCACCGATATTACTTGTATCTTCGGATACTTCATAACTGAAACCCGTGGTTTCTGTATACTCCCTTTTTAAACCTATAACTGAATACATACTCATATTATTACCTCTCTTATAGTTGTGGACTTTCGTCAAATCTTTTTTGGATTAATAAATCGATTAGACAATCAGTAGTTAACTTCTCAGAATAAGCATCTTCGTAAGTCATACCAAGTTCATCTAATATTTCTTCCATAGTGTAATT